CGAATTCAAAGCTGACGGCCTCTACGCCACCGACGTGCGCTGGACGGCCAACGCGGCGCGCATGATCGCCGCCGGGGAATACCGCTACCTGTCTCCCGTCTTTGCCTACCACCCGGCCAGCGGCGCGGTGACCGCGCTGTCCTTGGTCGCCCCGGCCTCGCTGGTCAACGCTCCCGGCCTGGACGGCTTAACCGACCTCGCCCAACTGTCTGCCCCCGCTTTCCCCCCTGCACTGGAGAACCCCATGGAAGAAATCCTCGCCCAACTCAAAGCGCTGCTCAAACTGCCCGACAGCGCGCAGCTGCCGGACGTGTTGGCCGCGCTCGACGCGCTGATCGCCGAAGAAAACAAAGAGCCCGCCGAACCCGCCGAACCGGCCGCCCTCGCGGCGAAGAACCCCGACCCCGCCCAATTTGTCGCCCTCGCCATCGTCGACGGCTTGCGCGCCGAGTTTGCCGAAAAGACCGCCGCGCTCGGTGCCGAAGTCCTCGCCTACCGCCAGAAAGAGCGCGCCGCGCTCTTGGCGCAAGCCCTGGCCGACGGCCTCATCTCCCCGGCCGAAGTCCCGTGGGCGCAAGACCTGATCGCCCAGAACGCCGCCTCGTTTGCCGCCCTGTGCGCCGTGCGCGCGCCGATCGTCGCGCTCGGCACCGCGCAAACTGGCGGGAAAAAACCTGCGGGCGCACCCGATGCCCCGACCGCGCTCTCCGCAGACGACGCCAAAGTCGCCCAGATGCTCGGCCAAACCCCCGAAAAGTTCGCCCAACACAAGAAAGGCTGTTAATCATGGCTATCGTCACCCCCGCTTTACTGCAATCGCTCAAAACCGGCTTCAAAGGCGAGTTTGCCCAGGGCCTCGAAATGGCCGCGCCGCAGTGGAGCAAAGTCGCCAGCCTGATCCCGTCGAGCACGGCGTCCAACACCTACGGCTGGCTCGGCCAGTTCCCCGGCTTTCGAGAATGGGTCGGCGACCGCGTGCTCAAAGACATGGCCGCCCAAGGCTACCAAATCAGCAACAAGCTGTTTGAATCGACCGTCTCGGTCAAGCGCACCGACATCGAGGATGACAGCATCGGCGTCTATGCCCCGCTCTTTCAGGAAATGGGCCGCGCCGCCAACGTCTACCCCGACGAAATGATCTTCGGCCTGCTCGGTCTCGGCCACAGCACCCTGTGTTACGACGGGCAAAACTTCTTCGACACCGACCACCCGGTGTATCCCAACGCCGACGGCACCGGCACGGCGGTCACCGTGTCCAACGTCAGCGCCGGCGCCGCGCCGGCCTGGTACCTGCTCGACACCAGCCGCGCCATCAAGCCGCTGATCTTCCAGGAGCGCGAAAAGCCGGTCTTTGCCAGCCTGACCAAAGAAGACGACGAATACGTGTTCACCAAAGACGTGTACCGCTACGGCGTGCGCGCCCGCTCCAACGTCGGCTTCGGCTTCTGGCAGATGGCGCACAAGAGCAGCGCCGCCCTCGACAGCACCAGCTTTAACGCGGCGATGGTCGCCATGATGAGCCAAAAATCGGACGGCGGCCGCCCGCTAGTCATCGCGCCCAAAATCCTCGTCGTGCCGCCCTCGCTGCGCAGCGCCGCGCAAAGCCTGATCGAAACGCTCTTGATTGGCGGCGGCAACTCCAACCCGAACTACCGCGCCGTCGACGTGCTGGTCTGCCCGTGGCTCGCCTAAAAAAATCGGGGGAAGAGATTCCCCCGTCGCCGGGCGAGGCCGTGTCGGTCTCTGTTCTTATCTCGCTCAAAGCGCCCTTGTCCCGGCGTTACCGGGCCGGGCTTTGTCTCTTCGCCGGCCCGCCGCACCGCGCCCGCGTCAGCGCCGAGCAGGCCAGCGAACTGGCTGCCGACCCGTTCCTCATCGTCGAACTTCAGGAGAACCCGCCATGAGCTACGCCGCCATCGACGACTTGATCGCCCGCTTTGGCGAAGACGAGCTGACCCAGCTCACCGACCGCGACGGCAGCGGGTCGCTCGATAGCCGCGCGCTCGAAACCGCCCTGGACGAAAGCGCCTCCGTGATCGACAGCTACCTGCGGGGGCGCTACGCCTTGCCCCTGCTCCCCGTTCCTAAACTGCTTACCGGCATTTGCTGCGATTTAACGCGCTACGCGCTGTATGCCGACGCTGTCCCCGACGCCCTTAACGACCGGCAGCGCGCCGCCCTGTCCCAGCTGCGCGACTTGGCCGCCGGGCGCGCCCGCCTGGAGGTCGGCGTCGCGCCTGACGCGCCGGCCGGCCGCGTCGTCCTAGTCTCCGCTGAGCGGCTGTTTACCCGCGAGAGTCGCTAATGCTCTCCCTAGAACCCCTCTTAAACGAGCGCCTGCGCCAAATAGACGGCCTAGTCGGCGTCTATGGCTTACCGGAGCTGGCACTGGCCGAAAGCGCGGGCAAGCGCTCGCCCTGCGCCTATGTCGTCTTTGACGGCTACCGCGTCCTGGAAAGCGCCAGCAACAAACAGTCGGCGCGCGTCGAAGTGCGCTACCTGGTCGTCATCTCGGTCAAGCACGCCGCCCAAGCCGCCGACGGCGCACCGGCCCGTTCGGCGACCGCGCCGTGGGTCAACGCCGTGCTCGGCCAGCTCCTCGGCTGGCGAGCGGGCCGCGACTACACCCCGCTCGCCCTGGAAGCCGCGCCGCGCGGCGAGTTTATCGCCGGTACCTTGCTTTTTCCCCTCTCCTTTAGCTGTGCGCACGTTGTCCGAGGTGCCACGGAAACCGAGCGTTAACTGATGGCCGCGATTGTTAAAAACCTCTCGATTGAAAAAGGCGCGGCCTATCGCCTGCGCTTTATCCCCCAAGTGACCGGCGGCACGCCGCTCGACTTGACCGGCTGCACGGCGCAGATGCAGGTGCGCGATGCCGCCGACGCCCTGATCGACGAACTGTCTACCGCCAACGGGCGCATCGCGCTCGGCGGCGTCGCGGGGACGGTCGACCTGTGGTTTCCGGCAGGCCTCACGGCGGCCCAGCAAAAGGACAGCGGCGTCTATGATCTGGAAATCACCCCGCCGTCCGGCCCGGACGAAACGTGGAAGCTGGCGCGCGGCCGCGTGAAATACCTGGCGGAAGTCACTCGGGAGGCCAGGCCATGAGCCCCTTCGACCAAGTGATCATTCGCGAGGTAGAACTCGTGCGCGTCGAAGTCGGCATCGCGGGCCCGCCGGGGCCTCCGGGCAGCTCCGGCGGCGGGGCTGCCTTAGCCGTCGCCGCCCGCCTCTCAGAATTTAATACCGAAATAGCAAAAGCCCAGGCGCGCGCCAACCTCGGGCTGGAAACCATCGACGGCGGCACTTTTTTTTAACCCAGGAGACTTACCATGTCACGCATCCAACTCAAACGCGGCCTCAAATCATCCCTTCCGACCAGCGGCCTGCTCGCTGGCGAACCCCTGTTTAGCCTTGATCGCGGCACGCTGCACATTGCCACCGACGCGTCCACCAAACTTCCGATTGTCCCGGCCATCGACGATCTGGCAACGCTGGCCGCCGTCGATGGCGCGGCAGACTTAATCCTGATTCACGACGCCAGCGAAGCCTCTGCACAAAAGGAAAAGAAGATCACCTTCGACGCCTTCAAAACGGCGCTTAACATTCCGGCAGGAAGCACGGACGAAAAAGTGGCGGTCGTCTCGGGCGGCACGGCAGGCTATCTCTGGGGCACCGACGGAACTAACGGCCTCATTCGGATGAACAGCTCGCTGGCTTGGACTAAAGATGCGTCTAACGGCTTCGTCACGCTGGAGACAGGCGTCCTCGATTGCGGAACCTTCTAAATGAGCGCGCTGCGCATCAAGCGGGGAACGCGGGCGCAGCTTGACGCCGCAGCGGCGAACGGGGTGCTAGCGTCGGGCGAGCTATATGCCCTAGTCGACGAATCCAGGCTCGCTGTGGGCCTCGGGGCCAGCGCCTACCAAGCCTTTATGAAACAGGGCGAGGGGGCGAGCGCCGGGGTGACGCCCGATGTTTACGCCTTCATCGCCGCTCACGGATAACCTCTAAAATGATTCGTCTCGACACCCCTAACCGTAGCCTGCAGCTCGTTCTGGCGGGCAGCATGGCGACCAGCCCCCTGCCTGCGGTCGTTTGCTACTCCGACAAATCTTCAACGGCGTACAGCGGCGCAACCGCCACCTCGCTATCGAACGGGCCGGCAGCCGTCACGATCTGCGCCGCGCCGCCCGCCTCGACCGTGCGCGACATTGACGCGATCACGATCCAGAACGCCGATACGGCAGCCTCCTCCGTCACGGTTCGCATCAGTGACAACGGAATATTTTACACCCTGTTCAAAGCAACTCTAGCAGCAGGCGATCACCTCAACTACACGCACGGCCAAGGTTGGAAAGCCGTTAGCGCCTCGGGCGCGATTATCGGGGTTGGGGCAACCGGAGCAACCGGAGCAACCGGAGCGACCGGAGCGACTGGAGCGACTGGAGCACAAGGGGTCACAGGAGCGATAGGCAGCACCGGGGGTGGAATAACGCCGCAGGCGGTCGGATTTACCGCGAGCGGCGGGACGACGCCCAAAACCCTCACGGTCGATGTTGACGCAACTGTGTCATTGCTATCGAGACCCTCCAGCGTGGAAACAGTAACAGCAGACCGAATTTTTCAGGCTAACTTAATCGAAGCCCCTGCCGTATCGAATACTGGAACGGCATATACCATCACAGAACGCTCCCTGCACATTCTGACCCTAACTGGAAACGTTACGCTCACATTCCCCGCACTTGCCGCAGGCAAGCAATTTACGTTGTTGCTAACCCAAGACGCTGTAGGTAGCAAAACGATCGCTTGGCCCACAAAAGTGCGCTGGGCCGGGGGAACCGCCCCGGCGCTAACGGCGACCGCTGCAAAAACCGACGCGCTGAGTTTCCTCAGCGACGGAACCTACTGGCTCGGCTTTGTCGGCGGTCTATCTTATTCGAGGTACTGAGCGATGTTTGCTGCGACACGGTGCGGGGCAATGGCGGGGATTGTTCAAGCTCTCGACGGGGGGGCCGCTAATTTGGCCTACTTAAAAAATGCGACTGCCGTAGGAACGTCGGGATTGAATGTTCCGAGCAACGCCGTTAACGGGTCTTACGTCACGGGAAACGGCAACAACTGGTACGCGACAGGAACTGCCAACAGCACAACTTCACCCCGCCTGCTTATAGATTTGGGCGCTGTTTATAAAATTAAACGCTTTAAGGTGTTAACGACGAGCAACTGGGGCAATACTTTTGCAACGTGTTCGGTTTACGTCTCGAACTCGACGAGCGACGCCGCCGCCGACATCTCCCTGTTTCGTTTGGCGGGATACCTGAGCGGGCTAGTTAACGGAACCCTTTCCTCGTCCAGCTTGGGGCAAACTGCGGAAGGTCGGTACGTGATGCTCACTAATTTCTCGGTGAGTGGGCCAGCAATTGCAGAAATTGAAATTTATTCAAGCGAGGGGCCGCTGTGAGCGGCTTGCTCCTGCAAGCTAAAGAGGTTTTTTGATCCGCGCGATTCAGCGCGCAGCCAAACATGAGCCTCCGCGACGGGGCAGATTTAACCGGCATCGGCGATCAGTGTTGTCCCGTTTCTTGCTCCGCTATCTGGCGCCCTGAAGCCCTGCCCCCTGCGCGGCGCGGCGCGCGCGCCTGAACATACGCGAACCCTCAACCGGTTCGTTATTTTCAGGAGTTCCCTCTCATGTCCCAAACGCAAGCGTTT